CATTTCCAAGATCAACCTCAGCTAAACCGTCCATATCTAAATAGACACCGTCTGGTACCATCCTAGACATTACCTGTTGCAATTTAAGATGCGTTAGTTGAATCATATCTGCAAATCCAATACATTTACTTACAACAGACTCTATGCGTCCCTTATACATTCTAGGAGCACATATCGTGTAATTCATTTCAACTTTAGTTGTGTCTGCCATTGGTCTAGACATGTTCTCTGCTAAACTCCAGTCTAATATAGTGTTAGTTCCTAAAACTTTAGCACCAGTGTATAAAACCTCTATTGACCTAGATACTCTTTCAAAGTTGTCATTTTCAGGCGGATCAAATGTATCTGGCTTTTCTAAAGCTTTTAATAAACCTGAATCTGTTTGTTTTATTTTAAATACTTGATTATGGTAAGTCTTATATTCAAAGTACATAACTTGTACAGTGTTTTCGTCGTAATTACCCCAACCAGTTATATATTGTCTGTTACCAGGTGTTTCTTGTATTCTTTTTAATTCTTCTTCTGATATACCAGGAAACTCTTTTTTAAGTTCTGGTATTGTTATAGATTTTACCTCGCCTACATAGTATATGTCTTCAAAGTTTGGATCTTCTGTATATGAGTAAACCATATAAGCAGGATCTACATAATCAACTGTAATTCCTTCAGCTGTGTTAAAATTAGTTTTACCAGCAGCAATACCAATTGTTGTAAGATCCATATTTAATCTACGTCTTACAAGATCGTATTTATTTTGAGCAAATACAGTTGATATAGCTTCTTCCTCCGCTATTTCAATTGATTGCTTATAACTTAGCTGCATGTGTAATTCTAACTCTTCTTTAGATTCTGGAACTACAACTCCACTTGGTGATTGGTGTAGATCAATACCTAATGTTTGCTTTAAGTTATCTAAATACTCTTTAGCCACCATATCCTCTTGGAGCTTACTAGCATATTCAGTTCTTCTTTTAACTGAGCTAGGATCTTGAGAGTAAGCTTTTATGTCGTAAGACTTTTGCGATATACCATTAACTACGATGTCTACGAACTTAGATAAAATAGGTACAGGTTTCCAGTCTAAATTAAGATAAGACAAATCACCATTAATGGATAATTCATCTTTATATTTCTGCACAGGTTGTTCACCTCTAGCATATAGTCTTAACGAATGGAAATTATTCCAATTAGTTAGATATCTATTACCTCCAGTTCGCCCTTGGTCAAACCACTCGTACTCTATTGCTTGAGCAACTTGAGTTCCGTATTCCCAGCTAGCTTTTTCAGCGTCGCTTACTACTTGGCTTGGAAAAGCGCTATTGGTGTTAGTGTATATACCCATTTAACTTATTATTTTTGATGTGACACCTTTATTGTCATATTTTTTAATTCCTAAATTTACAGCTTCTCTCCTTGTTGTTGGAGCTGATGGAGCGTATCTATGTTTGTTACAAGCCATTAAAGCAAGTCCAGAACTAATAGAAGCATCGTGCTTTGTTCTGTTATTTATATTAAATTTAGCCCAGTCTTCTAATGTTCTTTGAAAGTACATATCACCGTAGCCTGTGGTTTTTAAACCCACAAAGTCTTCTATATAAGACTCAATCGCCGCGGCGTGAGCTTGTTTTATATCTTCACTTGAATTTGGTATTCCACCTAATTCTCTTTCTGTTACCGATAGTTTATTATGTTTTCTGTCTGGTCTATTTATAGAGAACTTTCTATAACCTCTTCTTTTTAAATGATATAATAATCTAGGCTTGTTATTTTCCGCTAATATTGGCATACCATAAAAAACCAAAGCCATTAAAACATCTTCAAAAAATATTTCAGCGGTTTGTGGTCTAGCTATATATTCTAAAAAGAAATGGTTTGGAGGTACGTCCTCCATACTAAACTTAGTTAAACCGTGTAAAGATCCATTTGATCCTCTTTTATCAACTGTACCTGATATATCATAGCTATCACAACCAAAAGCTCCGCAGTGTTCATTACCTGGATATTTAACTCCTCCTTTTATTATCACACGATTTTGGAGATTTAAAGGTGGAACCCAGGAAACTCTGAATCTACCGTTTTTGTTTGGTACAAATATAACCTTTGTGTCTTTAACTCCGTTCTCCCATTGGAAACTCCCTTGAGTAACTGATATTGAGTTTTTAAGATCTTCATTGAAATCTATTTGCTCGTATATTTTTGTTAGGTTAAATAAAGATTCTTTAGACTCATCTCTAAACGCGTGCTTAGTTGTACGCGGAAATTGTCTGTAAAATTCATTTAAGCCATCTTGATCGTTCTTAAGACCCTCAACTTCATTGTCCCAGTATTCTATTACTCCTTGCGCTATAATATCTCCAAAAGGACCTACTACTTCTTTTTTTGGTGTGTTGAATACAGGAAAGCCATAAGAATCAATGTAGCCTTCGTAGTTCCATTCCATAGGTATGAACAAAGAATAGAGTCCTGAGCGAGTCTGTCCATTGGCGTTTCTTTGTGTAACGTCTGAGTCATTGTAAAGTTTTTTAAAGTTATCGCCTCCTTTGTCTAAAGCGTTTGATGTTGATCCCATCATACACTTACCTATAATTCTAGAACCTAACCTTAAACAAGTTTTAGTTACCCTCCAGTTGTTTAATATATTTGTTGGTCTTTCCCACTTTCCACTTTCATCGTGTACTAGTAGTTTTAGTTTTTCACCGTCATACGAGTTGTCACCTGTGTTTTTCCAGTCGATCGTTGTATCAAGCCCTGTGATCTCTTGTAGCTTCTCATTTGAGTCAAGCTTACGTCTTGTGAACTTTGACGCTGGTACTCTGTACGCGAGCTCTGTCTTTGGTCTGTCCATACCGTCTTGGATTGGCTTGAAAAAGAAGGGGTAGTTGACCGATATTGGGACAACTTTGTCAGTAAACATCTTCTTTGCATCGGGTCCAGACTTCGAGAGTATACCAAAGCGCGAATCTGTAGATATTGTGGCTTGGTTAACGGTTTCCCCACTTGCCATAAATGAAAAACCTGATCGTCTATTTTTAAGGTAGCACATGCCGTAGCAGCGCGGGTCGGCTTTACAAGCTTCCCAGAATAAATAGAATAATCTGTTTGATTCCCTAAAGTCTGGCTGCCCGACGTCAATTTTACTCCACTGCAAGTACATATAGTTAGTACCAGTAATGTAAGTAGCCACACCCTTATTATAGAACCAAAAGCCTTGTTCTCTTCTATTAAATTCTTCATCAATGTAATCATACCATTTTTCTTTAAAGTCCAAAGGGTATTCTTCCCAATCAAATACTGATTTGATTTTACTAAGTTCCTTTGGGTATTCAGTGTGCTTCCACCTGTCTTCTTCAAATGTATGTACATTATCAGCTTTTGGTAAAGCTATTTTTAAATCTTGTATTTCATAAATTTCACCTATTTCACCGGTTTTACTTATAACAACCATATCGTGTTCTTCGTTATAACCGTAATCCCATTTTTTATACCTATTAGTTCTTTTTAAAACTTTAGGTTTAACGTGGTCTTCAAGTATTTTATATAAAGTCTGCTCGTACATTATTTAGATCTCCCTTCTGCAAAGCCTCTAAAAGATTTCTCTTCTTTAACCTCCACTGGTTTTTCATTTAACATATTCTCTTCAGCTTCTATTCTATTTAATATCTCAAAAGCATCAAATATAGCTAACTTTTTTGTAGCCGCAGCATTTTTTAATCTATCTGCCGATATATCGTCATCTGAATCAACAATAGCTTCTTTAGCTACTTTGATTAACTCCTCCACTGCTCTCTGCCCAGCTTGGATTATATTCAACTTCGTTTCCTTGGTATTCATATTTAATTACAATATCATTAGATTTCATACAGTACAATCTTTTACCGTCAACTAAAAACTCCCATTCTCCGTTTGGCGTATAACCAACTAAGTCCCCTGAGTTAATTCCTAGCGCATTTAAAGAGCTATTGTCATATTTTAATATACCAACAAGGCTTTTTTCTTTATCTGGCGTTAAAGACTCTGTATCTTTTATAGGTGAAATAAAGCATCTGTCTCCAAAAGATTTCCACTTGTCACCTTTATTATATAAATAGATTTGATCTATAGCACAAAAATACAAATCATCTTTGAACCAAGATCTACTTTTCTTTTTATTTCCTCTCATGTCATAGAATACTCTAAACACGTTTTGGTGTATAACAATTATATCACCAACATCAATACTAGTATTAAAAGCTTTAGGCGTTTCTATTACTCTAGCTAATCTATTTACAAACTTGAAGTCTTCAATTTTTGTGTTTAAAACTAACTCTTTATCACCTACTTTTATTTTGTTACTGTATTTATCGCCTAATGGCTCTACTATAAAGTCGTATAAACTTTTCAATACTCTAAGTCGTATTCAACGGATATTGCCATGTTAGAGTTAAATTTCTTCCATGGCATTACCTCGTTGTTTTTCTTAATGTGAATATTGTAGGAGTTATCAGACTCGTCAAGAAGTATATGTGAAATCTCGTGACCGCCATAAACCTGTTGACCTACAGAATAGTGCATAGCATCGTTTTTGTAATCAGAACCAATACTTATTTTTCTTACAATAGATGACATCCTAAGCTTTTGTAGGTTTAGAATCTTTTTCTACTTCAGTGTATTCTCCAGTCGTTAGATCGATATCAATAGCTCCGTACTCTGCTTCGAGTTCAGCCTTTAAATCTTCTACAACTTTATTAGCCTCTGCCACTTGGTGTAATAGACTATGTTTTTGAGATTCTAAAATACCTATTTGATTAACAATTGTCATTAATTCTTTTTGACCTTTGTTAATGTCTTCTAATTGTTTGTCTGTAATTTTTGCCATTTTATTTAATTTGATTTAATTATATTTATATAGTTACTTGTTTTTATGTAGTTTACACTATTCACAGTAGGGTTTAAAGTCCCACTTTGTTCCAGTCGGTCCAGTAACTCTTATAGTAGCGTATGAACTAACTTGATAATCAGCAGGTGTGTAAACCCACCAAATTAACTGCTCGAAAGGAGCAACTAAAGGATTTGCTATACCTGTTTCAGCTGTGTATGCTGCCGCTCTAGTTGGTACAGTACCTTTACTAGATCCTATAAATTGATCAGTAGCTAATGCTTGAGCTTCAGTGGGTATTACGTCGCCAGTAGAAGCAGTTCCATATACATTGTCAAAAGGACCAGCGTTAGCTACTGTCATACCGCTTGTAGCTACTTTAGTACCATTGGTTGGGTTTCCGTGATATATCTCTAATTTATCAACAGTCCCAAGACCTGGAGCGTAAAACATTATAGTTAAAACGCCTCCGTTTGGATTTAGCAGTATAGTATTGTCTACTAAAGAACCTTCTCCTTGAACTAAAGTGTCATTGCAAACGTAGCTTGAAGCTCCACCACACCCACACCAGTCTATACCTAAACTTGTACCTAAAGCCATATTACTTTACAGCTATAATATCAGCAGCTGTTGTACCAGTAGCTAATACATAATCAACTATAACAGGTAAAAAACAACCATTTGATAGGTTTTTAAAAGTAACAGCTTCACTAGCTGTAGGTAGTCCAGATCCTGAAGATTTTACTACGCCTGCTAATATAACTTTTACGTCTCCACCAGTACCAATGAATAAAGCTGAAGAGTTTAGTTTAGTAGCTGAGCTTATAGTGTCGCTAGTTGTTACGTCTGAAGCAAAAGTTCCGAAGTCCGGTTGATTTGCGTATTGTCCCATATTTTTTTATTTATTTGTTATTGATTTCGCTTTTTCCCAAGTACGACCTACAAAGTAAGCTCCGTAAACCGTCACTAGCAATGTTTGAAATATTGGTATATATTCTTTAGCTAGTCCAAACTCACCAATGTTACCATCGAAAAAAGCTAAAGACGTAAAAATTACAGTTAGATATATTAAGATCATTGGTCTAATGTTTTTACTTAAAAAACTATCAGATTTCATATCCGCTTCCCAACGCTTACTAACCTCTTCTTGAGCTTTGTTATCTGCGTCTTCTAGTATCTGCTGTATCTGTTTCTTTACTTCTAACCTTTCTTCCTCAGTTGTAGTAAGCTTGTCGATGACGTCACCAACTTCTTTGATAACGCC